GGGCTTGATGCGGATGCCGCCAAGAACATCGCCACAAAGCTCAACGATGGTTTGGGCGATGTGCATCTGGTGGCATTCACCCATCACCTTGCCGGATTGATCGGAGAAGATCAGTTGATCTCTCCGTCCGGTGGCGCGCCGTCGAGCGAGCTGGCCACAGCGCAGCAGCGCAAGGCGCAGATCATGGCGGCAGGCACCGGTGATATGGCGAAAGCGCGCGGCAATCCGGCCGAGATCAAAAGACTGCAGCAAGAGCTAAGAGGTCTGAACGAAAAGATCCTGCAGCATCAAAAAGGCTGAAAAAACATCACCCGCGCGACCGGGGGGGGAGCGCGGGTGATGCCATCAAGGTTTGCAGTTCGGCCTTTTAGCGCGCCTCGAAGTGATGTGCCCCACATATAGAGGTTGACAATAAATCTGGCAAGTGGCAGCGAATAGGGAAATGCGGGTAGTCTCACACTTTGGGGTCCGCTGACATCTCGGGAAAGTCTGAGCGCTCATGGGTGTGATACCCTAGGTCGGGTCCGGCAGCTGCCGGGGGGTCCTCCGAACAAATCCACGTCAATTTGTTCAGAGAGGAGAAGCCCCGAATGAGCTTTGCTGAACGCTTCGATCAAGCTTACCGCACCACGTACCGCGACCAGGCAATGCTGGCCGCTGATCACCACCAGCCTGTGCTGCGCCCCTACGTTTCAGAGCAACCCTGTGAAGGCGAGCAACATGCGCCCGCAATGTTCTACGACAGCAAAAAGGCCAAGCGGCGGCCAGGTACGCGCGCAGAGCCAAACCGGGACAACCCGACCAATCGCCGCCGGCGGTGGTTGCTTTATCAGCCGCCCTTTGACGATGGCGAATACATCGACAGCGAAGACGTTTTCAAAGGCATGCAGGATTTCATGTCGCCCACAATGATGGCGCAGGCCGGTGCTATGAAGCGGTTTGTCGATGAGGATGTCATCCTCGCAGGTCTTTTTGGCATGGCTTATGAGGGGCGCACTGGCGGGATTGAAAAGCCGTTTCTGTCGTCGCAGGTTTTGCCGGCCACAATCCAAAAAGGCGCGGGCACCGCTGCGACTGGTCTCAACCTTGAAAAGCTCAAACGCAACCGGAAGCTCTACGCCTCGCACAAATTCGACCTGCAGGCAGAACCCATCATCATTGCGCTGACTGCTGAGCAAATTGATGACTTGTCGAATGAGATCGAGCTGACCAGCGCAGATTATCGCGCCGAAGCTGCGCCAATGTTCAACCGCGAGGGCAAGCTGACAATGGTTTGGAACCACATTTTTGTGGAATACCAAAACCTGACCAGCAAGCAGGTCGATTATGGTTCCGGTCTGGTCACCGTGCAGCGCGTACCGACCTGGCGCAAGTCGTCTGTCCGTCTCGGCGTCTGGCAGGAAATCACGCCCAATTCGCTGTTGGACAGCGGCAAGCGCAACACGCCGTATGTCTGGCAGGAGGCGTGCATGGACTGCCGCCGCCTGGAAGACACCGGTGTGTCTGAGATCGAATGCCTGATCGACGGCTAACACCGCGCTGATCCCTGGCGCGGCTTGTTCGCGCCAGTTTCCCCTCACTCGCGAATTTGGAGAACATCATGGCAATTCGCACCGTCAAATCATCGGTCTTCGGCAGCACGGATGCCAACGGCCGTTTCACCCCAGACCTTGGATCCTCGGCCCTCGGCCAGCTCATGCGGATCTCGGGCACCGTGACAAATCTGGCCTCGGACAACCAAGGCTCGATCTATCATCTCTGCGACCTGCCCGTGTCGTGCATTCTGCTGCCCGAGACGCGCATTAAGGTCACCGGCTGGGGCTTTGCACAAGCGGTTGTCGGCGTTGCCGGCTATACCGACCAGCTCCTCGATGTCGCAGTGTCAGGTGCGGCCGCGAACGGCAACGCGCCCATCACCATCTTTGGGGCCAAGTGGAACAAGCCAATCTGGCAACAGCTTGGCATGCCGGCTGCGCCTCAGAATTTCGTTACGCTTGCGGTGTTCACGGAAGGCGATGCAACGGCGGACGGTCAGATCGACTTTTCGATTTCAACCGCCAACCACATCTGAGGCGAACGCCCGTGGCCGTCCTTCAGTCTGAAAGCGCATCCGATATTGTCGCGCGGGCCTTCGCCTGGGCCGAGCATCGGTCGCGCTTTACCAGTCTGGAGGACGGCACCAACGATGCGCGCCAGGCGCGGATCATGTACGACGCCCGGCGGCGCAATGTCCTGGACAGCATGGATTGGAATTTTGCGCGCCATCGCGCGTTTCCCGGTGCCGTCTTGGTCAATACGCCGACACCGCCCGGCATGCCCTATGCGTTTTCCGTCCCGCCGGGGTGTTTGCGCGTGCGCGCCGTCATGGATGATATTCATCCCTTGACCTGGCGGCGGGAGGCGAATGTCTATGCCAGCGGCACGCCCACGCAGATCGTGTTTACGGCCGATGAAACCAACGCCGCGCTTTTTGCGCCGAGCTTTGTTTTGGCCTTGGAATACCTGTTGGCCGCGCAATTCGCGATGGTCTATGCGCGATCGGTTAACCGGTCGAATGCCATGCTCGACAACTTCCGCCGCGCGATGCAGGAAGCGGACCACAACGATGGCGCTGAGCGCAGCAGTGACGACGCGTACGCGCGCAGCCCGCTGGATCTGTCGCTAGGCAACTTCGATTTTTCGGTGCCGCTCGATGGTTAGGGTGTCGCCCCCTGCCCCGTCCATGTCGTCGGGCGAGCTGTCAACGCTGATGTTCGCACGCTCCGACTATGTGCGCTACGGAAATGGGCTGCGCACCTGTCGTGGGTTCATCGTTCTGCCGGAAGGCGCTGCCACGCGCGTGCCTGGCACAGAGTTTCTTGGGCGGACGCACAACAACCAGCCTGCACGGATCATGCGGTTTGTGTTCAGTGATGAAGATGCGCTTTTACTGGAGTGGACCGACCAGCTTTTGCGGTTTTGGCGTGGCGACGCTCTGGTGCCAGTGCCGGCCGGGTCAGCGCCTTACACGCTGGCGACGCCGTATTCCTTGGCCCAGGCGCAGAAGCTGCAATCGCTTTTGTCGGGCGACCGGGTCTATCTGGTTGATGGCGATCTGGCCCCGCATCGGCTGTCGCGTTTTGCGATCGACAACTGGACCATTGAGCCGACACCGTTTGAGAACGGGCCGTTTTCGCCACGCAATCTTGATGAAACGAGGGTGCTGACGGTCAGTGGTGTGTCCGGGGTTGTCAGTGTGACCAGCACATTTGATCTGTTTTCCGCCGATCATGTCGGCGTGCAGTTTGAGCTGCGCGAGGTCAATACAAGTGGAACGCCCTACTGGTCATCTGACATCGATGCGCGCACCGATGACGAGTTCTACTATGCCGGAAATGTCTACCGGATTGCCGGGTTCGATGAGACCAATGGCAAGGAAGGCAACACTGCGCCCACGGCCGACAGTGTTGGCGGTGCGGTCGTCAGCAGTGGTTTCGTACAGTGGGTTTCGGTCGCAGATACCAATGCGCAAGGTGTGCCGGACTGGCGCGCTGGCGAGGTCTTGCGCATCGGCGATCGACGCTGGACCGGCCAGTACGTTTTTGAGGTCTCGGGCTTTGCCGCGACAGACCGCAAAACCGGTATCAATCCGCCAGTGCATGAGCTGGGCCTGTGGCTCGGAGAAAAAGGCGGGCCGGTCTACGAGTTTTTGCACAACGGTTCTGGGATCCTGCAGATCACAGCGGTCACAGATCCGCGCAATGCGACCGCTGAAGTGAAACGCCGCCTACCAGCCGGCTTGATGACCGCTGGCACCTACCGATGGTCTGAGCAGGCCTGGACCGTGGAAAAAGGTTATCCGCGCGCAATCGGGTCATTTCGACAGCGTCATATCTACGGCGGCACGATGACCGAGCCTCGGACGCTTTGGCATAGCGTGATTGGTGGCACGGTCGATATGTCGGCGACCGGTGGTGACGATGAAGGGTTTTCTTTCATTCTGGACAGCGACGCGCGCGAGAACGGCGAGATCACCCACATTGTCGGGTCGGAAGGTGTCATTCATATCGGCACCACGGCCGGTGAGTTTGTCGGCTCGTCCTCAGACAGTTCCCGCGCTTATGCCGAAGAAACCGCGCAGTACG